TTCCCCTTGACTTCCATGCGCCATCCCCGGCTGTTCCGCCTGCGCGACGAGCGCCGGTCCATCGACGAGCAGATCCGCGCCCTGCGCGTGGTGCACGAGATCACGCCCGACAGCGCGCGAACCTTCCTGCAGTACGGAGACGAGCATGAAATCTGACCTGCGCCAGCTGCGCGATCTGCTCAAGCGGGCCATCGAATTGTGCATGCCGGACTTACGCCGCTACTACCGCGTGGTGCGCAAGGCCCGCGTGGTCAAGGCCTATGCTTCGGGCGGCACATACTTCTGCGACGTGCAGCCTCTGCGCAACGACGAGAGCGAGGACCCGGCCGAACCGCTCGTCCCGCGCGTGTCCATCCCGATCCTGTGGGCCGGGCCGGACCGGGGCGTGGTCTGCCCGCCGCGCGTGGGCGTCATCTGCGACCTGGCCTACTACGATGGCTCGCCTGACTTCCCGCACGTGAGCAACTTTCGCTGGCCAGAGGGCCAGGCTCCCCAGTGCGAGCTGGACGGCTTCATCATCCAGGCCGACCCGGACACGCACATCAAGATCGACGCAGGCAAGCGCATCATCTGTGTCACCCCAGCCAACGCCGAGGCGACCATCGGCGGCGACTGGCTGGTCAAGGTGGACGGCGACGTGCGCGTGGAAGCCGGCGGCACCGTCACGCACAAGACCGCCGGCCCGGTCTCGGGCGTGGTCACGGGAATGTGCATCTGCGCCCTGACCGGCATGCCGCACATCGACAAATCCAGCACCGTGCTGGCCAGCAAGGAGTAAGGGACATGGCCGTCAATGCTAATCGGGTCAGCCAAAACGCCCTGGACAAGATCAAGGCGAGCCCGCTTTTTCGTGGGGCGGACCTCACTGATCAGTTGCAGGTCTTTGTCCGGGCCATCTGCGAGGCGGTCTGCGAGGAGGTGTCCTACATCGAGGACGTGGGCGCGACCCCGACCGCTCCCAACGCCCCGAGCCACAAGTAGGCGATCATGAGCGACATCTTCGGCCAGGACATAGCCCTCGACGCGGAGCAAAAGCCCCGGATCGCGGCTTCCGGTGAGCTGCTGCTTGCCGACGGCGTGCAGACCGGCCTGCAGGACATCCTGCTGCGCCTGCGCACGCCGCGCGGCGGGCTGTTCTACGACGCGGCGTTCGGCTCGCGGCTCCACGAGTGGAGCCGCGAAGAGGACACACAGGCCAATCGCATGGCCCTGGAGGCCGAAGTCCGGCGCCGCATCCAGGCCGACCCGCGCGTGCAGCCCATGAGCGTCACGGCGGCAATTCTCAAGTGGGATGACAATTCCGTGACGCTTATGGCGATCTGGAAGTTTGTTGGCGAGGATCACCCCTACAACCTGGTCATCGAGGTCGGTGGCGGCAAAATCGAGGCGCTGAAGAGCGATGTCCGTACCAGTTAACAAGACTTTGGAGCAGATCCGCGCCGAGATGTTCGGGCGCATCGAGGAGGTCCAGGCTGAGTACGTGGCCAAAGGTTGGCTTCCGCGACGCCTGAACCTCAACAAGGGCGTTGTCCGCGGGCTCGTTGAATTATGGTGCTGGGGCCTGCATCAGCTCTACCTGTTCCTGGCCTTCGTGCTCACGCAAGCCTTTCCGTCTTCGGCGACGGGGGCCTGGCTCGATCTGTGGTGCAAGCAGGTCGATATCACGCGCCGCGCGGCCACAAAGGCCCGAGGGGTTGTCTACTTCACGCGCGCCGGCACCTCCGGCAACGTGCGCATTCCGGCCGGGCGCATCCTGCGCACGCCGCCCGACGCCGCCGGCCAGGTCTACCGCTTTGTGACAACCGAGGACGCGGTGCTTCCTGCCGGCCAGACCGAGATAGTCGTGCCGGTGGAAGCCGAGGAGTACGGCGCGGCCGCCAATGTCACGGTCGGACAGATCGTCGATCTGGTCACGCCGGTGCAGGGCGTGGACGCTGTCACAAACCGCGCCGCCTGGCTGGTGAGCGAGGGAGCCGACCGCGAGGATGATGAGAGCCTGCGAGGGCGCTACGCTCTGGCCTGGCTCGCCCGCAACGGCCTGACCAGGCACGCCTACCAGGCCTGGGCGCTGGAGGTGCCCGGCGTGACCTCGGCCTCGGTGTTTGATCAGCATCCACGCGGCCAAGGCACCGTGGACGTGGTCATCACCGGCGCGGCCGGCTTGCCCACGCAGGATCTGTTGGATGCTGTCAGCGCGCGCATTGCCGAGGATCAGCCCCAGAATGACGATGTGTTGGTCAAGGGGCCGGTCGAGGTGGGCGTGGCCATCGACGCGCAACTGGAGCTGGTCAGCGGCGATGCCGTAGCCATCCAGGCCCAGGCCGTGGCTCGATTGCAGGCCCTGTTCCTGCCCGCGGCCGTGGCGGGCGTCGAGCCTCTGGCCATCGGCGAGGATCTGACCCGCGACCGCATGGTGGCGCTGCTCATGGCCATCCCAGGCGTCAAACGCATCATCTGGACCAGCCCGGCCGCCGACGTGGACGTGCCGGCCGACGGCCTGGCCGTGCTTGAGTCCCTCACCATCACCACGAGTTGGGCAGAGGCTGCGTAATGGGCGTGTTCTGGCGATACTTTGTGGAGACGCTACGCTGGCCGCTTTTGCTCGTCGGCGGGCCGCTGGCCGTGCTGGTCAAGGGCGCGGCCGGAAGCCTCGACCAGGCGCGCCAGGACATCCTCTGGCTGCGCGAGCAGTTCAATCCGGAGACCTGCGACGAGCAGCACGTCGAGGAGCACGGCCGCAGCCGGGGAATCCGGCGGCATCCCCTGGAGGGCTTCGAGCGCTTCCGTGCCCGCGTGGTCAGCGCCTACGCTTGGTCGCTCCTGGGCGGCAAGCAGGCCGGCTTGCGCAAGATTTTGGCTTCCTACGGATTCATCGACGCAACCGTCTACAGCTTGCGCATCGAGGACCCGGAGCGCTGGGCCGAATTCAAGTGCCACCTGGCCTCCGAGGTCACTGTAGGCAGCCAGGACTACGATCTGTGGTTGTGGCTCTTGAACGACCAAAAGCGCGCCAGCGCCAAGCTGGCCGGGATCGAGGTCAGCCTCACGGCGCGGGGCTCGCAAGCTACCGTGGCTGCGGCCGTGATCGGCGAGACCATCGAGGTCTATCCCTGGGCTCCCACGGACCTGGAATTGGCCTGGCCCGTGTACCTGCGCGCGGCCTGCCAAACGTGCGATTACCTGACCGTCAACCCGCTCTGAAGGAGAGGATATGGCTACCTACTACACCATCTGGACGCGCGCCGGCCGCATCAAGGAGGCTAATCACCTCGCGGGCGGGCCGCAGATCACCCTGACCCATCTGGCCGTGGGGGACGGAGGCGATGCTGCATACGAGCCTAACGACGCCATGACCGCATTGGTCCGCGAGGTCTGGCGCGGCGGCATCACCCGACTGGAAGTCGATCCCACCAATCCGGGCCACGTCATCGTCGAGGCCGTGCTCCCCACGGCCACCGGCGGCTGGACCGTGCGCGAGGCCGGCCTCATCGACTCTGCGGGCGATCTGATCGCCATCGCCAAGATGCCCGAGACCTACAAGCCCCAGCTTGCCGAGGGGGCAGGCAAGGAACTGCTCGTCCGGATCATCATAGAGAAGGCCAGCGACACGAGCCCGCCCATCCGCATCGACCCGGCCATCGCCACGGCCAGCCGGGCTTATGTGGATGCGGAGATCGTGGAGGTTGAGGGGCTGGTCACCGCCGAGGCGGCCGCGCGTGAATCGGCTGACAACACGCTGGCCGCTGCCCTGGCCGCTCACGCGGCCCGCACCGACAACCCGCACGGCGTGACCAGGGAGCATCTTGGCCTGACCACTGTCAACGGCTGTTTGGCGGTTCGGGACACATAACCAGCAAGGAGTTGTCATGATTGGCGTACCACGCGGGGGCCTGGCGACGCGGGCCGATTTTGAGATGTTGCAGGCCGCAGCCCTGGCCGGCGAGATGCGGCCTCACGAGGTAGCGGTCCTGCGCCGGCACTGGCAGGGGCTGCTGAACGGGCGGCTTGCGTATGTCTTCGACCGGCTCCTGGGCGAGGGCGAGGCTGCCGACGGCGCGGGGCCGGAGTATCTGGTCGTAGACGCTGGCGGCGAGGCCCCGGCGTCGGAACCTGCCGTCAGGGCCCAGTACAGGCTGACCGAGGTCCCGTCCAGGCTCGACCTGCTGGGCTTTGCGGTCTCGGACATCGAGGATGCATTGACTGATCTGGAGGGCAGATAATGGCTGACAATACGTATGCAGTCCCGGCCCAGGGCGCTGGGCACTTTGGCCTGATGGGGGCCATCGCGGCATCGGGAGCCATGAGCCTGGACGTGCCCGAAGGGCTTGTCAACATCGGCGGCAACGGCAAGGGCTTTGTGCTGGCCGCGCGCCAGGGTTGGGACCCGACCGGAGCGGGCAACCATGACGGTTCGCTGGACGGTCTGGCCCTGGGCGACGACGTGTATCTGTACGCCATACAGGGCAGCGACGGCAGGGCCGACCTGGTGGCCAGCAAGAATATCACCGTGCCGGGCGGGCACACGGCCGACGAGAGTCGGCGCATTGGCGGCTTCCACTATGGCCGCGTGCGCCCGTTTGCCAGCCGCTACGACTCGGCCTACGTGCCCGAGGTGCGACTGGTCCCCAACTCGGTCTGGGACCTGGGGCATCGCCCGGCCTGCGATCCGTCCGGCATGGCCGAAATCCGGCCCGGTCTGTGGGCCGACATCTACCCAAGCTCCATCGTGTCCGGCGAGTGGCCCCAGGCCATACTGGGCAGCGTGTACGGCGTCCTGCCGGTGCGTAACGTGTCGTATAGCATGATAGACCTGGTGGAGATGCTCCAGCGCTCGGGCAAGCGTACTCCGACGTTCGAGGAGTGGGTAGCCGGCGCGCACGGCGCGCCGGCAGGCGCTGACGGCAGCAATGACACGGCCTGGGCGCGGACGGACAATACCGGCCCGACGCCTACGGGCGCGGTGGCCAAATCCGTGTCCTGCCTAAACCTGGTGGACACGGTCGGGCAGCTGTGGGAGATGCTCTCCCACCACTTCGACCATGGCGGCACTGTTGCCTGGAGTCAGGGCGAGGCGACAACCGGTGTTGATGCAGGGCGTGCTCGAGGCTTTGTGTACCACGCCGTTTGGCGCGCGGCCATTGCCGGCGGCTATTACGCCTACGGGCGCTACTGCGGAGCGCGCTGTCTCAACACGTATGCGTGTCCGTGGTATACGAATGGCAATGTGGGCGTGCGAGGCTTCCGTGAATCCATCTAGCCATTCCCC